CCTTTATAAGAAGTATCATCCAATAGCGCGTCTGTTACCCACGCTCCACCTGGCCGCGCCATGTTGTTTAAAAGTCCCAAATTCCACTTCTGGCCAGCTTTTTGCACGTCAATCAGCATAGCCGCTACTTCTACAGGCGACATACCGTAAATATCATCGTTGCCTGCGAACAATTTGTTGTGCATCACGAAAGCATCAAGATAGCGTTTAGGAGGTGTGAAGTTGCCGAATTCATAATATAAGGGCCCGTTGTCGTCAGCTTTAATTTTCGTTAAATCTGGCCGGAGGTTGTACAGTTCATCAAATTTGGCAGTAGGATTTTGATTAGCGTTAAGACCTACAACATAAGAATTACCTGTCAGGCAATAATAAGCAATCATGGCTTCGCGAAAACGATTCCCCGATGTCCTTGGCGCGGGTTTTTTCCAAAGTTTCATGAGATCGTTGTTTGGATCAGTGATTTCTCTTTTTTTAGATTCGTCAGTATAGAGCTTCCACTTGATACCAGCGCCTGCGCGCGCGATATGCCCAACGACACGAAAAACTGTTTTTGAGGAACGATAGCCTTCCTGGATATAGGCTTTCATGTTGCGCGGCATTGTCGCAGGAGTACCGACTCCTTGCTGAGCGACAACTACAGCTACATTCGGGTCTGATTTATAGGATTGTTGGCCCCTTGCAAGGGAACGATGGGAGCGGTTTTTATTTCTACTCATGGCGCTATCCCTTCATCGGGCTTTGGGTAGTTCTCATCCCATTCACCTGAAAGATCAAGCCCAAGCTCCTCAGCAATACGCCAAAGAAACCACTGCTTATGATACGCCTCATCAACATAAAGAGCATCGGCAAGTAAATGCTGAAGTTGTAATATTTGTTCTTCAGTCATCAGCACCACCTTATTTCGTTATTGACAATAAAGTAGTGTGCCTTGCAGTCATCATGCGGGCATACCAAAGAAGGTGAAAAAGTTAAAGTGTTATCATCGTTCACAGTGCAAGCATGAAGAAGTTCTGATCTTCTTCCGCATTGGGGACAAGCTATAAACCATGAACAATCAGGATGCGACCAGGGTTTACCAACTTCACCTGGTTGATATTGCGACAACTTTCGCATATCGGTAATTACTGTGACATGTGTTAATCGCTCGCTCATTTAGCCGCCACCTCTTCAATCACCACACATAAAGCGTCTTTTCGGCCTGTCATGATAGAAACACAAAATCTATGGTATCCATCTAAAATACAGTACATGCCAGGATGAGTATTCGATGGAGCAACATGCAAAAGGATATCGCTCTGTGGATGTTGCCGAACGGCTGAAATATACGAGAGCAACCGTTCCACATGTCTTGATTCATACATTTTCACTTGTAAGCATTCAAGCGGTATACGCTGAATTGAAAGTTTGGCGCCAGCTTTAATCATTCCCAACCACCTCCGCCGCCTTCGTGCGCTTCAGCCCACTCGAAAGGATTTATAAGTAGCCCGCCTTTGGCAAAGATTTCTTTTTCTTGTTCCTTCTGTGTTTCAAGAGCTTGTAAAGCTTGCTCTGCTTGAATTGCCGTTGCATCAATAATCTGCTCTATTGAAAGTGTTGGGTCAATTTTGTTTACTGTGTCATCGCTATCCAGGTCCAGCACACCTGGTATTTTGCGTGTGCAAACAACAATAGCTGCCATTGAGCGTGTGTCTACCTGATCATCATGCGGAGCTTTCGGAAAATCAAATACTTCTTTTTCATACACAAACAACCAATGTGCATTTTTAAGACTGTAGCATTTTCCATTACTTTCCCAGATGCTAGCAGTTGTGGAGCGAGTTACTTTATCAGATGGAGGATTAAATTCTTGGGCAGGTAAACCATTGTTTTTTGCCATTTGAACCATAGCCAATTGGAAAGCAACGCTTTCAATAGCTGCCAGACTGAAACCGTGCTTTTCATGGAACATTACCAATTGATCTAATTGTTCATCAAATGCAAAATGTTCGTGGATGATTTCAAGCAGCAATAAATCTTTGTAGGGTGTGACCGCGTAAGCCGCAAACACAGTAAAATCTGCTGATTGTTTTTCTGAAATAGCCAGATCAACTGTACAGAGCTTCCAACAATCTTCAAACCGAATTGGCTTAATACCCCGAGGTGTTTCCAGCAAATAACATTCTGTGATCTGATCAATAGTAAAATATCGTTGATTTTTTGATTGAAAGATATTGCCACCAGCAGGTACAGGACGCTGCATATAAATTGCTGCAAACCCAAGCGGCCCATGAATTCTTTTCTTTTGTTCAATGACTGGCCGGGGAAACTTTTCCTCCCAGAGTAATTCACCTTCTTCAGTGCGCGGATCCTGCCAGGATTTACCAGATAGAGGAAAATACGTCCTGCATGGTGAGCCAGCTTCATATTCAGCAGGCAGATTTAATTCCACCCACTTACCTCCAGCTGCCCCCTCTTTAATAAGTCCACTCACATCTTGACTGTGTACACGCTGGCCCACAACAATCATGGCGCCTGTGGCTTCATCATTGAGCCTGGACATCCAGGTATTTAAAAACCAGTCGAGAACCGCTTCACGTTTGATATCTGACCGTTTCTGCTCGATAGGATGCGGATCGTCAATTACAAGAATGTCTCCACCTTCGCCAGTCGTGCCAGCAGCTCCAACTGATACCGCTTGCCGATAACCTGAGAAGTTGTTTTCAAACTTCATTTTCGCATCTTGATCTTTGGTCAGTTCAAAAAGATGTCCATAACGAGCTTGAAACCAGCGAGATTTGATGATACGGCGGCATTTCAAATTGTCCCGTGTCGCCAGATTTAAAGCGTAACTAGCACATAGCCACCTGAGAGATGGATTTTGCAGCCAGGACCAGGGATGTATAAGCGTGGAGATATAGCTTGATTTTCCATGACGGGGAGGCATATTGACGAGCAAACGCTTGATATCGCCTTCTATCACTGCTTGCAAATGCTCTGCAATCGCATCAAGATGCCAGCCAGAAACATATTTCTTCCCTGGCTCGATGATATGCCACGCAGCTTTTGCGAACAGCTTGAAGCTACGCCGGTACTCTTCAGCCTCGGCGATCTGCTCGTAACTCAATTCAGATGCATACTTGACGGCTGTAAGCAAGTCTGGCACCCTTGCTTTCCATAAAGTGAAACAGTAGTTACATCAAATATACATCTTTTACCTACACATAAGCAATGGGCTATGTATCATATGTTACGGACTTGTGAAAAAGACATAAAAAAAACCTGGAAGTTAATCCAGGTTTTTTGTCTCTTTCGAGAAAGTTTCAATCCCCAACGGGCTATACGGAAGTATAGCCTGAACAATTCAAAATGTCAACAAGCAGTTTTCAGTATCCTCAAGATTTCAGTATCCTCAAACGGATCGAAGGAATTGCAACCAACCCACAAATACACCTGTCAAGCCAATCTACAGCGTCTATAACCGCTATTTTCCCGCAAGTCGTTTTCTGCTGAAAAACAGGCCCGACTTGCGAACAATTATCCTATTTGGCACGTCGGATGTCCCACCCGTCTTTTGCTCCCTGGCTTCTTCAACGTGCGGTATCCTCATCTCTCTCAGCCTGCCGGTATTTGTCTACCCACCCGCGAAGGATAGAAGCAAGCGAGTCAACTTGATCCATCGTTAAGAGAGTAGCCCCTACGTCATCAATGTCCAGGCGAACACGTGGCTCGTCATCAAGAAAACACTCTAAAGTAATCTCACCGACCCAGTTCCGTTCAGTGCTCATAATTTTATTCTTTCTTTTCTCCAGCTTCTAAAATGCTACATAAATCTTCCATTGCACTATTAATTTGCCTACCACGTTCAGCAACTAACCGTCGCGTATCCATATAACCTTGATCTTTCTCCACCGCTTCAAGTTGACGTATAAACAAAACCAATGCACGTTGCATTTTATGTAACTTTTCCAGTTCTTCAGGTGCCATAAACTTATCCTTTCAACTACCTTATTATTCTACCCTGGCGGCAACATGGCCGCTATGACGATCACTACCGCCAGGATGACAACAAACAGCGCGATCGTGATTATACGCTCCGTCATAGGCCACTGATCCCTTCTAGCGGCTCTTTGCGCTCCCAAACTTTGGCCTGTAACTCCACTTCATGATCAATGGCCCAGCGGACCAGTTCGATGAGTTCTGAGATTGTGAAAACGGCGCTCAAATCATCTGCTTTTACACAGACGCTGGCGCCTATTAGTTCGATTTGCACAACTAATGGCCCCCATATGCGAAAAAGATTACACTCATTGCAGCTAACGCCACGAAAAACCACAGGAGAAGATACCAATCTCGTTTTGTCATCATCACACAGGCTCCTTTCGTGGCCGTCCACCTTTATTAGTTGGAGCTAAAACCGGATGCTCTTTATCTACTCGCAAAAGCAGGTTTACATCTTGACGTAACCCCTCTTGGGTTTCGATTATCTGAGCAATCCGATTTTCTATTTGCTCCATGCTCCCGGCCAATGTGGAGCTATCATATTGAGAGGTTTTCTGAAGGTTTTCAAAACTCGTTTGGAGGTTTTTGATATCGGCCAATGTAACCTCAAAAACTCCCCATAGTTTTTCAAAGTCCTCTTCAACTCCTACAGAAAACTCTCGTTTCATTCGTGAAAACTTACCAAGAGTTACAAGCGCACCCAGAGCCAGTGCAATCGTGAGAATGATATTCCAGATGATCAAACCTATCACGAAAGTTTTCCCTTTCTGCTCAAAAGTATTGGATAAAGTATTGAACTTATCCAATACTTTTTATCTCTCTTCGATGTTTTCACACGCTACAGTAACGAGAAATCTAACAGGTAAAGAAAGCTCAGGGTACAATTCTACGATTGCATGACCTTCAGGAAGTGAGTCAACAATAGCCCTAACAACAACCAGTTTTCCTTTGCGGCCCTGAACTTTTGCCCAAACGGTATCACCGGATTTTAGTTGCGAGGTTTCTGATTTTATTGGATGTTCTGTGTTTAGCTCCAATACTTTTCACCTTTCTCGGATTTTCAATCCAACCCTCTTCAGGCGTGTAAACCAGTTTCGGAGGATTGTGTTTGACATACGATTTGAACTTTGTTTTATTACCCCACGAGTCAGGAAGCAAGTCTCCGTATGTCTGATAGAGCCATACGTTGTATGCATGGTCTCTATCAGATTTGTTGCGGCCTGGCTCTCCTAATTTCCTTTGTTTCTTCTGCTGAACAGGCTTTTCATTCCGTCCACCAGGACACCCGTTCCCTCCTGCAGTAACCCTGTTTGTTGGCTGTTTCTGGATTGAGGTAGAGGTTTCACTTGGCGGGGTTTCGGCTGCTCGATCTGGGGTACTTCTATCTCCGCTGAATTCTCCATGTTCACGGCTTCCTCTTTGGGTTGGTTGCTCTGGCGATGAGAGGCTAAAGGGCTCGCGGATCCACCTCGTTGGGTTTCCATCCAATTGAACCAGGCTGCATACATGGGATTGTTGCGTAATTCAGCTTCCAATTGTGCCTCTGTACGTTGCCTGGGAACTGCATGAAAGTCTCCTTGATGGACTTCAGGCCAATTGTGTACTTCTACTGCTTGCCCTAATCTGACGCCGCCACTTCGAAATGGATTTTTTGCAAAGTGAGCACAAGAAACATCTACGATGAGAGCTACCACATGTGCGCAAAAGATGATAAGCAGCATGGTAGTAACATTCTGGTACATCAACGGGCTTGTTGTTATGCTGTAATGTTCTGCTATCCAGCTATAAAACTCTGTACCTGCTACCACCAGACTTGCCGCTGCACACCCTATCATCATCAAAAAAGCTATCATCGTGTGTAGAGGGTTGTGTCTGATCAGCCTGAAAGACAGCATCCAACAGAGAAAACCACCTATAGTTAAACTCATAGCCAGGTAGGGGAACCACGGCTTATCAGGAGGTGAGATACTTTGGAAAAAAGCATACTCCAATACTACCGCAAAACCGCCTACAACTACAGCGGCCAGCAGCTTAAAAAAGTTCCCTAATACGTTTGCAAAATCTTGCCCTTGCATTCTGTTGTTTTTCCTTTCGAGAAACGATGTTATACACTTTAATCGTTCCTGAACTTCGGCTCAGGATCTAGAGCCTGGTAGCCTTAAACTATCCAGGCTTTGTTTGCGCTACAATTCTTTCATCCGCTTCAACAAGCTTAATCTTACCTCCTTGCCAGTAAATGACTTCAAATACTCTTCTGTGACTCTCACGCTTGAATGACCCATCAGCTTTGACAACAAATAAATGTCTCCAATAGCCTTCATAAACGTAACTGCAAATGTATGTCTGAAAGTATGTGGCGAACACCTGACGCCAGTAATCCCTGCCCATTCGCCCAATCTGGCTATGATCTTCTCTAAGCCAGATACTGTCAGCGGCCTGGCCTCTGCTCGTCCAACAAAGAACGTATCACCAGGAGCTGCTTCACTACGATAGCGTGATTTATAAATCTTCAGCAGACGTCGTGTTCTATCATCCATTGGAACTTCGCGCCATTTAGAGCCTTTTCCAAGCACCTTGACATAACTCTCTTTCGGGTCCAGACGAGTATTTTCTATCGTCAGTTCGCATAACTCGAAAGCGCGCAGGCCAGTTGCAATGAGAAGAAAGACAATACATTCATCTCGAAGTTGGAGATGCACGTTGTATTCCAACTTACAAGCTTTCCTAAGCGCGGCTAACTGCTCTTCTGAAAACACTTCAATGATTTTTTGCTCAAGCTTGGGTAGCTTGATCCGCCTCACTGTCGAAAGTTTCACATACTGCGAATATTCCTCATCATCCATGCACCAATTGAGAAAACACTTGATCACACGCACGTAGCCCGCCAGGGTATGACTTGAGACTTCCTGGCCTGCTTTGTGCGACTTGTGATATATTTTCAAATGTTCCACGAAGTTATCCACAACATACACATTGACAGTTTCTAATGTGATTTTTTTGAGATGATCTATAACCTTCTTTTTATTAGCCTCATCAATCCACTGACAAAATACATTCAAGCGTTGCTCATAACCTTTGACCGTGAGAGGTCGGAGCCGTTTGAGCGTTGCTAGATATTCCTGGCACGCCTCTTCAATGTCCATTTGTCCCCCTGCTATAAATTGTTGAGATGTCAAGCACAAAGCTATCACTGTGCTTGACACATGTCACAAAAGTGATAGTATATACGTGACATAATAAAACGGCTTCAGAAGCGCGTTCAGCATGTTTTATTATCAATACTGTCAGCAAATGTCGAAACACTATTTTAGCATGTAAACATAGGCTGCAAGCGACTTTACATACAAGTATCAGGTAAATTACATGGTGTCGAAGTGTCGAATAGGCATTTTCAAAATGATATATTGGAGCCAACAAAGCAGGGGGCAATGATAGAAGAATAGCAGTAAAACGGAATGGGAAGGTAATTGCGGATCTGTAGGTCGGAGGTTCGACCCCTCTCGGGATCGCCACGTTTTTGGTTTGTGCTACTTGCTTCAATCTTTTGCCCTCTGCTGCATATCTTTTGGACTCACCAAACAAGTATACACAACTTCAGGTAAGTTTACAATCCGCAATCTGTCGCTCTATCCACTGAGCTACGGGATCACATTATGATTACGTGATATAGGATACAGGAGAAAACAAAAAGCCTGCGTTAGAGCCTCGGAAAAGAGGATAAGCAAGCTTTTAGCTACGTTAGGCGCAACTACGAAAAGAGCATACCTCATAACTAGCGCCACTCAGTTAACGTCCTAATGGCGGAATGACGTTGGAATGCTAGGCTCTCATTCCTGGCAGCCCCTTTGTGCGTGGTAAGCGCAATAGCCCCGAACTGCATCGAGTACCGCTACTTACCGACTCCATTTCTGGACCTCTCCATTGCTGCTCGCCGTCCATTAAAACAAATATACCATAGCAGGGGGCAAGTGTCGAGGTGCCTTTCTGTCTTTTTAATTTTCAAAAAATATTTTTAAATTTCTTACCTAGCAGGGGGTAAGACTATCTAGTTGTTCTATTAATAGTTATTATATTATTTATTCATATTAAAAAAATAGCTATACCGTGTCTAGTGTATATTACTATACACTATAACATAGATGTCAACTAGCACAAAAGTACTAATTTAAAAAGCTGAACCATACTCCCTGCTAGGTGAGAAATTGAAAATAAAAAAATCTGGAAAGTGGAGCTGGATATACAATCCTGTTTTTCATCGCCAGAATGAAAATCTGAGGGAGATTTTGAGAGAGTTGTATGTTTTCCTATCCAGGCTCCCCTGCCAGGTCAAAAACTCAAATTTCAAAATGCCTCATTGACAGATCGACAGCCGGTGACACTTGCCATAAATGAGCCTGAGAAGATAGCTAAGAGGGCAAAACAGCATTTCGACAGTTTTCGGCAGTTGGCATTGGAAAAATACTAGACTAGCTTCTGAAGCTAGTCTAGTATGTCGTAAATCTGTTATACTTGTTATGACATTGTCATAGCATAGTTACTTTTGTTTTGACGGAAGTAAGTAGCGGCATGTGCGGATGGTGACTTTGGTTTGAAGTTTCCCTTGCTCTGTTAGTCGAGCTAAGTCAGCTTTTAATGTGTCTTTGGAAACTTTGGGAAGGTAGCGCCCGAGGTCGCGTAGCGTTGGGTTGGTCAAGTATTGGATGTAGTGTAAAATTTTGTCTTCACGTTCTTTTTGTATCTCTCGCTGATTTGCTTTTTGTTGTGTTGCGTCATCTGGGGTTTGAACTTTGATTTCCCAATAGTTGAAAAGCGCCTGCTCTATCTCGGAATTGAACGAGATTTGGCGCTCTTTCGCTCTGGCCTTGTAGACATCGACAAGAAATTGTGGTAAGCGTAGATGGACGATTGCAGAAGACTTTGACATCATAGTTTTCCTTTCGTTATGCTTTGGGATACTTGGATAGGCTCCCAAAGCGTTTTTATTTGATATGTGGAGTATATCAAAACGAAAGGGACGTGTCAATAGTCTGATACTTTTGTACTTGACAACTGTTCGACAGTTGATTAGCCTTGTTTGCGCAACGGGGTAATTTTATCGTCTTTGCGTATATGTTTTGTGGGTAGAGGTAACGCTTCTCTGTAATGATCAGTGACCGTTAGTTCTGCGCCACACTCAAGACAAACATAGAAAGTATGTCGTCTTAATTCGTCTCTTTTAATGTGTTTAAGTTTACCTGTACATTTTGGATTATCCATCTTATCCAAGTCTCCTGATTGGTTTTACCTTATCATCCTGCTCTTGCTTTCTGGCAGCCACCGCTTTGATCACAGGATTGACAACAGTCAGCTCCTCCGGAGTGCAACTCGCCAGGAATTCACGGAGGTCTAGGTATGATGATGATTGGTCTTCTTGTGGAAGTGTCAGCTTAATCTTGTTGTATTGATTTAAAGCGTCGGCAAACAGTTTATGTTCATTCAGGGTAAGGAAGTTTTCTGGGTCCAGCTTGGCTAGATTGCGAAGAGCAGCTTCAACCAGAGCAGGAATATTGGAGGTATCAATTTCTTGGTTGTCACTGACAACTTTGGGTGAAGGGGTGATAACAGGGGTGATAACCCATTTCTCTTTGTTGGCTTTCTTGGAGATGGCAGCCTGAGATACAGAATATTTGAGAGCGAGTGAACGCTGAGAGAAACCTTGCTCATATTCTTGGCGAATGGAAGGCCAGTCAACGTTAGGCATTTATAATCTCTTGCGTTATGGTTGGTATGCCTGTGAGCAGGTTTAAAGCTATGCACATGGCTCTAGCCTCGTTGAGATGCCTTTCACACATTGGATATTGCTTTGTTTCGGTGACTTTCTCCTGTTTAGTAAGCTGCATTTCAAATATATCATTTGAAACTGGCTCGTCGCAGCCTTGTCGGGTGCATCTTTCAGGCATAGCATTCTCCTTTTCCTCTCATTATAACACGAGAAAAGAGCCCTGACTGAAAAACTTTTCTCATCTTATCAATAATGAGTTCAGTCAAGGCTCTTTTCTTTTGAAATCAGATTTGCGCGTTTCTTGTAAAATCCCTATCTATCTTCTTTATCCTTTACTGGAATTCAGATGTAGGCGCATCCCTCCCTTCTTGCTCCAGAGTATCAATCTATCAGAACGGAGACGGGCTCCGGTTCTGGCTTAGTAGTAGCCTCCTCTTGCGCTACGGCTTGCGCTATCAGCCGTAGATTGTGCGCGCTCTGCTGTGCGCTGCACGTCACTGATGCGGTATTCCAGGTTGGAAATATCATTCTTGACCTGGTAGAGCTGGCTGTTGAAACTGTTCTCAGACCGCTCAACGTGGTCAGCATTGGCGTATTCATCGTGATAGTGGTTCTGATCAGCGCAACGGTTGAT